ACAAGGCGGCGTATGTGCCATTAGCGGCCAGACCGTTGATCTTGGTGCCCATTTCCATGTTGACCATGACCACCGTACTGAGCAAGTTCGTCAACTATTACACCCGGCCATAAATCAGGCGTTGGGTTTGTTTCAGGATAATCCTGAATGGTTGCGAAGAGCCGCAGACTATGTTGAATATTGGAGAGGCCTTCATGACGGTCGATCAATTGGAGAGTTGGTTTCAGAAGCACCTGTTGGATAAGGATTATCAACATTTAGGAATGTCTCCTGAAGAAATGGATAAGGGGGCGTTGGCCAGTTTTACCCGGATGAAACAGGTACACCAGCAGCGTGTACTCGACGTTTGTCGGTCCTATAAAGTAGTCATTGACGACGACCCTGAAACGTTAAATCGCATGTTGCGTTACAGATTCATGGCCCAAACAAATCTTTTTGCACTATGCCATCTTTTGGAAAAGTATCGCGACTGTTCCGACAAAACATATACTTGGATCGATGGTACGACGCATGATACCCATCAGGGCATCTGCAATTCTTTCTTCGTAAGAAAAGACCCAACAGTAAAAACCTTCAAACAGTTTGCTCAAGAGTATGTTGAGCAGAAGCAACGTTTATTATTGGTTCCTCGTGGTGGGTTCAAAAGTTCAATAGACATGGCGGATACGGTACAGTATGTGATTTGCTGGCCTGAGGTAACGGTTATCATCCTCACAGGTGTGTTGCAATTGGCGAAAGACTTCGTCAGCGAAATCAAAGGCTTCTTCAAACTCGAAGAAGGAACAATGGATGATGTCAACCTGTTTGCGACGAAGAAAGCTATCAAACCTCGAACTCTAGACGATGATACTCCGTTCATGTTTCAGGTCCTATTCGCGGAACATTGTATCGACAAAGATGATGGTCGAGAATCTGAATTTGATACGCCTGCCAGTTCCGTTCAAGGCACAGGTTCCACCGTTTGGGCGGCATCTATAGATCAGAACTTATCCGGTTGGCACGCGGGCATCATGAAGTTAGATGACGTTGTAACTAATGAAAACAGCCGAACAGTAGATAGAATTATCAACGTCAACAAGCAAGTCAGCATCAACAAAGCGATGCTCCATCCCTACGGATTCTACGATAAAATCGGAACGTGGTACGATTCCGAGGATACGTACGGTCAGGACATGAAGCACATAAAGGTCTGCGAGAAGAACGGCGACCCCATCAACATGAAAGTTTATCTGCGTCCTTGCTGGTGGCCAAATGCTACCGCAGTGAAAGCTGGTAAAGTTGAAAGTGAGATGACGGAGTCGGATTATGAGTTATGGTTCAATGTTCCCGGCCAATTAACTTATCAGTTCCTTCGCGGAGAGATGCATGACGCTGAAGGCTTCGCAATTAAATATCTGAACGATCCGACGAGAGCACACACGGTAAAATTTCCGCGTGAGTTGCTCGAACGCCGGACAATACATTCTAATTTACTCCCCCAGAGCGGGTTGGTAGTCACCTGTATTGATACAGCGTACTCAACGAAAAGTTGGGCGGACTACACCGTTATGATAACTGCCTTGATTTATGGTGGGCGGTTTTACATTATCGACATGGCTCGCGGTAAATGGAACGAGTTTGAATTGCCTGTAAAGATCGCATCTGTGGCGAACCAATGGCGACCCACACGCATGTGTATCGAAGAATCCGTTGGTGTAAAATGGCTCGGCAAAGAAATTTACCGGGAAATGGACAAGTTGCGTGTACGTGTACCTATCGAGTTTGTACCCCTAGGCAAAGGTAGTAAGGCTACGGCCAAAGATCAGAAGGCTAAGCCTGTTCTCAGATACCTTGGAGATGACCGATTATTATTTGCTAATCAGATGGTCGGGCTCGAAGAACTCTACACAGAACTCTCCCATTTCGGGACCGCAGCGAGTACACATGACGATATTGTGAGCGCACTCTCAATCCTTGTTGACCAGTTCTCTTCTTATGCAGACATGGAAGGTAAGAAACAAGAGGCCTCCCCGGACTTTGTAATTAGTTCACAACAGAAGCAGCAGTACGATCATATCTATGGCAAGGGCACTTTTGATAAGTGTTTTAAGCAGCACGCTCTCAACATAGCTTTGGATCATCCTGACAAGTCTACGCAGGACGCGGTCAAAGAACATCAAAATGCCGGGAGTTACAGTGACCCGTTAGCAGATGCAGGGCTGTATAATTAGGAGCGATATGCCCGAAATGGTTGATTCACAATTGGTGGCCGACGGTAATCCGAATACAACACTTACTGGCGAGAACTACAATAAATCGGGCGAATTAAAAGAAGTGAAGGACGATCTTTCCGCACACCTAGGGACGGTCATTCAATCGGCCCAAGCTGCACGTGATTTTCTTTTGAACAAACAGTGGAACCTTCTCTGGAGAGATGCGGACTTGCTGTTTCAAGCCCCGCGTCCCATGACGGTATACGAGAATACGTATGTTCTCGAACCCAATGTGGTGCGGTTTACTGTTGCTAAGATTTGCAATTCGGTTGTCCCGCAATTGTATAAGGGTATGTTTTACGATGATCCGCCAATGATTCTTCGTCCGCGCCCCGGCGTCAAGCAGGAGATTACGGATGCCAAGACCGCTTTGTTCTCTTACATATTAGACAAGAGTAAGTTTAAAACAGAGACGAAATGGGGCCTCGAAACGATGGCCCATCTCGGCACGGGAATCTGGAAGTGGGGATATGATTGGACTGAGATTACTACATCCAAGCGTAAAGCCGCCGTTGCTGTCATAAAAACGGGCCCCGATAATTCGCCTGACACTCATCTTATCCCCGAGGATAAACCTCCTAATATCGTCACAACGACTAAGGTTGTCCCGATGCCGTTCTTCGAGCATCGCCCCTTGGATGCCGTCCTCGTCGATCCTAAGTTAGCGGTCGCAGATATTAGAGAAGCGCGATGGGCTATTGATGTCCGTGCGATGGACTTCTACGATTTAGACGCTATCAGGATTGCGTTAGAGTTAGAGGCGAAAGACAACCCTGCAGTAATGGAAGGTTGGTCCTTCCCTGATAATCTTAAAGACATGTGGGCAGTGCAATCACCATCAGCACCGAACCAGATGGTCGAGCAGGCCTTATACATGAAGGGCGCGGTTCACCACGCTCAGGATTCCAATATCGGAATCACGCCTAACCCGCTGATGACTAAGTTGGAAGTTCTTGAGTACTGGGATGGACGACAAAAGATCATCGTCCTAAAAGGCCAGAAAGTATTATATAAAGGCGACAACGAATTCAAACGTTTGCCGTTTTTATCTGCCAACTGGTGGAACCGACCGAAGTCGTTTTATGGTATGGGTCTAGGTCTTATCGTAGGCCAGAATCAGAGAGTTGACCAAGGCACAATTAACGCGATTCTCAAGATTTTGTCATACGGCGTAAACCCGATCTATCTAAAAAGACGTGACGGAAACAATTTCACCCAGATGGTTAAGACCAGCCTTGGTAAGGTCATGACCGTAGATGGAGAAGCGGATAAAGCATTTAAACTGATGGAAACTCCGAAAGTGCCTCCTGATGTTTGGCAGGCGTTGAAAGAATCCGAACAGGCGACTGAATCTTCATCCGGCGCAGATCAACAGCTAGTACAGGGTAGTTCATCAGGACCACGTTCCAGCATGGGTAGAACCTCTGGTGGAGCGGCAATACAGGCGTCAGCATCAGCGACGAGACTAGATGGTCCGCTAGACAACTTCATCGAACAGGTGTTCAAACCATGGTTATATATCATGGACGAACTCGTATTCACGAAAATGTCGGACGCTACCATCCTCCACATTTTAGGTGAAGTGCTTGGTAAGCCATTAACGAAATCCATCGGCATGCAAGAATATTGGGATGCTGTTATGGACTTCGAAGTTTTAGCGGGTGCTGCAATGTCCGCGAAACGTACTATGGCCCAGAGCATGACTATGCTTACCCAATTCCTCGACAATCCCCAATTAGCGGAGTCACTCGCCAAACAGGGAAAGAAAATTGACTTCCTTACAATCTTTAAGATGTGGATGGAAGCTAGCGAATGGAAAAACGGCAATGAC